CCAGGCATCGCCTTGGTCTTCCGGTCCTATGGGATTTTTATGTCTTGAGCTTGAAGATGGAACAAAAATTGGTGAATGGAGTGATGAAGAAATTGACGAGATGTCAGGGTAATGTCCAAGCCTGTAATAAATAATCGTGATTTCAAAGGAATTTGGATTCCAAGGTCCATGTACCTTAGTGATAAGTTTACATGGACCGAAAAGCTATTATTAATAGAGATTAACAGTCTAGATAAAGGGGATGGATGCTATGCATCGAATAAATATCTGGCATCCTTCCTTGGTATTTCAGGTGGGCATGTAGCAAATCTTTTGTCAAAACTTCGAAAATTAGGATGGATAAAATACATTGATGAATCAAATAAACGAAGAATTAGCCTTAATGATGGTCTAAAGTGCGTGCTTGATAATAAAGAAGATTGGCTAACTGAATTATTAATAGAAAAACCATCAGCCAATGAAATGATAGAACATACAGAGAGTATTAATGGGAAGGATGAAAGCATAGTAGAATATGAAGAAGAAATCCCAACAGACGTTGATTCAACAACTAATGAACCATTACCTGTAAAAAAGAAGGAGGCAATTGATATAATCTTTCAATTTTGGAATTTATATGGTGGTAATAAAAAATGGAAATCTCATAAGAAATTATCACATGATATGATCCAAGCGTTAACTGAAATTTTGTCCCATTATTCAGTAGATGATATATGTGCAGCGATTGATAATTATGCAAAGGTTTTATTGGGTACTGAATATTTTTGGAGTCATTCATGGCCATTATCAATATTTTTTTCTGTGAAACATGGTCCATTTAAAGGATCTCCTGGAAAATGGATTCAATTTCTACCGGATAATTTCATAGAAGAGAACTATCGATCAGATAGGATGTTTGATAGAATTAAACAACGAAATGTAGAAAATGAAAATAAGCAAATGGTTGATGACCGAAACCAGGAATTAACTGAAAAATTGATAAAAGTGTTTGCTAATCTTACAAACAATCCAGAATTTAAACCAAATAACAAACAGATGTTAAAATTTATCGAAGCATCTGATAGGATGATAAAATTCTACGAGAAACGAAATATACTAAGGGAAAATTGGACGAAACATTTGGTCCAATGTTTACGAAAAGTGTACTTAGATAAGGGAGAGATTGTGTATCCCGGACATTTATGCTCAGATAATACATGGTCGCTTCTTATGCCCCAGTATATGGCTGAATTGGGAGAATGATGTGATAAAGAAATTGAAATGGTTTCTTCAAGGAAGATGTTTGAAATGTGGACTAGAAAAAATACCTTGGGGTTATATGAGTGGAGTTATGGTTTGCCAAAAATGTGATTTAATTTAAGAATAAAGTTAGGAAGATGATATGAAATATAGAAGATTGGGTTTGGTTTGTGGTGATATAACATCAGTTGAAGTACCAACTGATGGTAAGACTGTAATCATACCGCATATTGGAAATAATGTTGGTGTGATGAATGCAGGAGTAGCAAAGGCTATAGTTAATAAATGGCCACAAGTATTAAATGACTATAAATGGCAATACAAGAAGTCTGGGGGACTGATTCTTGGAACCAATATAAGAACATGGATTTATGACCAGAAAGACTTGGCCTTAGTCATTATAACAATGATTGCACAAGACTCAGTAAGAAGTGAAACTAACAAAATGCCATTAAAATATATATCGTTAATAAAATGTATGTGTGGGGTATTAGAAGATTACAATAGATGGAAGGGATCAGGGTCAGAATCAAGTATTTGCTGTCCAAAATTTGGTTCTGGACTAGCTGGTGGTAATTGGGAATTTATAGAAACATTAATTGAAGAGATATGGATTGATAATGGAATTGATGTTACAGTATATGAATATTATTGAGGAGGTATAAATGACTCATAGAGTACAATTTTATATAAATGATATATTTTGGAAGTTTCATAATATATCTGATGAAGATTTCAGACGGGGTTATACCAGTCATTATGTAACAGTACCCCCAGGGGATGCAACAAGGTGGCCACCTATTAAATCAACATCAATTCAGGTTAAAAAATTAATATTTATACAGAGCAAAAGTAATAATATAGAATTTAGAGTCAATGATAAAGATGTTTATTTTGATAATGGTCAACCTTATTTGAAATCAAGGAGCACAAAATGAACGAAGAGCAAGCAAGTGAAGCATATTGGAAAGCCAGAGATTTACTGCAAGAAGTCATTGATAGTGGTTGTAGAGGAACAAAGGAAGAAATATTAGAAGAATTGGAAGACGAAGACTTGAAGTAAAAATATGCCAGATAATATAGTTTCGCAATCCATTCAAAATGCGTTTTGTTATTTAGCGATTACTGATACTAAGTTTCTACAGCTATCGAGAAGATCAGTAAAGGCTAAATACTTCTCCTCACAAATAACCGAAGATATCATAAATATCTGCTATTCATATTTTGACCAATTTTTAATAGCACCCGCTGACCATTTCCATGATGAGCTTGTACGATTTCTACAGGATAAAGATGCTGATAAGAAAAGATTATATGTAGATTATTTAACCAAACTTCAATCCATTGATCAACCAAACCAAGCATACATCATATCGAGAATCAATTCCTTTATTCAAGCCAGGGAATTTGAAGAATCAGCAATAAAATTCGTTGATCTGACAAAGAAGGGTGAGTTTCAGCAGGCAAAGGAATTGATGCAAAAAACGTTGAGAATAGGAATAGAAAAAGAGAATGTTGGGCTAAAATATCTTGAATCAAGAATCCCAACATATTATGAATCGGAACAGAATTCTACAGAACATTTAATGGGAACCGGATTTAAAACTTTGGATAAGTGGTTACCGCGTGGATTAAGAAGGACTGATTTTCTGTTAATAGAAGGTGGATATAAGGGAAAAAAGACATTTTCATGCATCCATTTTGGGCGTGAAGCCTTGATGCACGGATTAAAGGTACTACACGTATCTCATGAAAACTCGCTTGAAGAGACCGAAATGAGATACGATAGAATGATTGGTGGATTAACTGGTTATAATAAAGATCCCGTAATAATAGAAAATATAGATGATGAAGGAAATCTAAAATCCACCGAAAAAATACAGGCGGATTCTGTATTTAATCAAAAAAGGATCATTCAAGTAAGAAAACATGCTGCAAGATTTGGTGGATCATTGATCATCAAAAAATATCCAATGGGTTATTGTACAATGGATGAAATAATCAGGTATCTGGATTATCTTGAAACATTTGAGGGGTTTATTCCGGATGTTATAATTAATGATTATATCGAAAAGATGCGATTACCAAGAATGGAAAGACGCGATGCAATAAATGATTGCTACATCCAGTGTAAAGGGATAGCGGATGACCGAAAGTTATTAATGATTACTGTATCACAAGTAACAAGGGATGCATTAAGAAAAAAGATGCTTGATCAAAAAGACGCGGCAGAGGACATAAGGAAAATAGGGAATGCCGATTTAGTAATAGGAATATCACAAACTAAGACTCAATCAATAGAAAACAGAATGCAGGCGTGGATTATTGCAAACAGGCATGGACCACAAGATTTTGGTTGTTGCTTTGCAACAAATTTGGATATAGGACAACTTGTTACCCAGGATTGGTCCCTAAAATTTAATACAGAGGAGGAATGATGGTGGGACTAAAGTGGTGAATAAAAGGAAATATAAAGTTTGTACAAAATGCAAAAAACGAAAGTTAGCAACCAACAACAATTTCTATAGACTAAAGAATGGTAAATATGGACTTAGCGCAGAATGTAAAGTGTGTAATAAGAAACATAAGAAAATATATTATAGGAATAATTTTAATAAGATAAGTTTAAGGGCTAAAATATGGGGCAAACAGCATCGTAAAGAGCGTACACGATATATGAGAACATTACGTCATAATACTAAATTAAAAATTATTAACTATTATGGGGGGAAATGTGCGTGTTGTGGAGAATCCAATTTAATATTTCTAAACATAGATCACATAAACAATGATGGGGCGGAGCATAGAAGAAAAATTGGTAGGAGAAAAAATGATATTTATCTTTGGATCAAGAGCAATAATTTTCCACCAGGATTTCAAGTTTTATGTTTTAACTGTAATTGTGGCCGTCAATTAAATGGTGGTATTTGCCCACACAAAAATGAATAGCTTTTTCTATAAAAATCTTACTGATAGAGAGTTGGTTGAAATTTTTAGTAATTATAAGTTTAAGATTTCACTAAGAAAGCAACAACTTATATCTTTAGCCTTTATTATAGGTGAGAACCTTGATTCAGCCGCTCTTTGGTTGCCCGTCCGATCTGGTAAGACAATTATGGCTCTGACAACTCTACAATTATGGGGCTGTAAAAAGGTATTAATTGTCGTACCGAATAGTGCAATAGCTGCATGGGAAAAAGATATACCTGTAGCATCTGATTATACATTTGAAGTTTTAACTGGTTCAAGGTCAAATAGGATAAACAAATTAAGAGAAACCAATCGTAATATATATATAATTAACTATGAAGGATTGAAAAGTATTTATGGATATTTAGGATCAGATGGATGGGTAATAGATCATGACTCATTTATTGATGAATTCGATGCCATTGTTTATGATGAAGTACATCACTGTAATGATTATGGGGCAATTCAATCAGGCATTTGCTTTGAGCTTTCAAAACGTGCCAAATATCACATTGGATTATCAGCAGATCCTATAAATAAGCACTACTTGGAATTGTTCAATATTTATAAGATAATAGATTTAGGTAAATCATTAGGTTTAAATTTCTTTGCCTACCGTTCAGCGTATTTTAAATCTCATAATAGAACCAACAGGAGTGGAAAATCGTGGAAGGAGTGGAAATTAAAAAAGGAAAAGGAAGGTGAAATAATAGAAAAGATAAGTGGATGTTCTATAAGTTTTGATCGATCTGAATGTTCAGATGTCCCAGAAAATGAACCAGTGGAAATTGAAGTAGAAACATCTGATGAATTTCTCAAGTTACAAAAAGATATAATAGATGGAAAATCAATAGATATAAACGGAAAATTAATTGATTGTTCAACTGTTGGTATAAAGGGTCAAAAATTGTTGCAATTATCAAGTGGATTCTTGTATTATGGAAAAGAGAATGAACATGAGATTTACAGATTAAAAGACAACCCAAAATTAAAAGCACTGATTGGTCTTGTTAAAAGATTAGATGATAAAGTGATAATCTTTCATAGGCATGTGGATGAGGCTCATTTTATAGAGGAAGCTTTGACGCAGAATAGTATTAAATTCGTACCAATACGTGGTGAAATAAAAAGAAAAAAGAAGGAAACAATAACAGAATTTACTGACAATTCAGAGATTAAAGTGTTACTGGTACAGCAATCAGCAAGCGAGGGGTATGATGCTAAAGCCGCGAAATATGTAATATTCTATTATCCAATAGCCAGTCCCAGACTAAGAAACCAGTGTGAAGGTAGGATAAAGGGTGAAGGTCAAAGCAACGATTATGTAATATATGATTTGATAATGAAGGATTCGTTTGATAAAGTAGTGAATAAAAATTTGAAAAAGAATAAGAGTTTTTCACAATCTGTTATGCAATTTATTAGAGGGTATAACAAATGAAAATTGAACATATGTTAATATTTTGGTTTATGTGTTGCATGATGGGGTGGTTTGTTGGTGTATGTATCGCGGTTGTAGGCATTATATACATTGGGAAAAGGGAAACAAAAATGAAAGAAAAAATATATTGTAGAAATTGTAGATATTTTTATTCAAGTAGTATGTATGGCCCAGAGCGTTGCTGTGCACCTAAAAATTTAGAATTTATTAAAGATACTTATTTGAATGAGGAATATAAATACATTTTAGAGCCGGGGGTAAAAAATGCACACAATGATTGTGAGGATTTCGAATGGGTATGTTTTGATCTTGTATAAAAGGAAAGATAATGTCTATATTTTTTGAACAAGATAGTATAAAAATAATAAATGACGACACATTAACTACCAATTTGATTGAGAAAGAAAGTATAGACCTTGTCGTGACTTGTTATGATGACGACACGGATATATTAACTAAAGACGGATGGAAACCAATCAAGTTTATTATGATGAGTGATATAATAGCAACCGTCAATAGCAATATGGAACTTTCGTATACCAAACCATTGGAAATTCAACATTCACAATACACCGGTAGGATGATTAAGTTTAATCATAAAAGTATTGGATTGATGGTTACACCCAATCACAATTTATGGTTAAAGACCAGTTGGTTTAATAGTAAATTCAGATTAATGCAAGCTGGGGAGATGCATATTGGAACAAAAACCTCATATAGAATGGCAAATAGCATCAAATGGAATGGTAAGAATAAGCAATATTTTATTTTACCAAAAGTCAAATTGAATTATAGATTTAAATACCGGAATGTTAATGAAAAAATACCAATGGATGATTGGCTTAGCTTTCTTGGTTGGTTTATTAGCGAAGGATATGTTGGAATTAAACAACATAAAATAATTATAACACAGAAAAATGGCAAAAACGTAGTCAAAATACGAAATCTTCTAAAGAAATTACCATTTAAATTTAAAGAATATATTAGGGATAATTTAACTCATGATTTTGCTATTACCAGCAATCAATTGGTTAATTACCTGTCCAACTACACAAAACCAAAATCAATACCAAGTTTTGTAATGAATTTACCCCCAAAACGGTTATTAGTATTACTAGAATCAGCTATTGATGGTGATGGTTGGAGGGACAATAAAACAAGAAGATGGCAATATTATACTACATCCAAGGTGCTTGCCAATCAAATTCAAGAATTGATTCTAAAAGTTGGAATCAATTCAAAATTACGTGCTTTACCAATAAGAAAAAGTAAGCATGGTAATAAACAACAATTATATAAGATATCATCAAATACTAGAAAGTATATCCAATTTAATTGTAAGAATATAGAAGATATATATTATTCGGGTGGAATACACTGTTGTAGTGTTAAAACCAAATTGCTAATTGTCAGAAGAAATGGTAAGATTGCAGTATGTGGGAATAGTCCACCGTATTCCGTTGGACTAGAATATGACAAATATAATGATACTATAGCATATACTGATTATTTAAGTTTTACTGAACACTGGTTGTTTAGATGTTATGAATGGTTAAAAGATACTGGTAGGATTTGCATTAATGTTCCATTTGAGACCGCAAAGTATGGTCGTCAATCAATAGCTGCAGATGTCATAAATGCAGCAAAAGTATGTGGATTAAAATATTATTGTACTGCAATTTGGTTCAAAGGAACAAGCTCAACAACATGGGGCACATTTATGTCTGCGAAGGCCCCACTTATTATACCACCGGTTGAAGCCATAATTATATTGTATAAAAATGAATGGAAAAGAAAGGATGTAGGGAGTAAACAATCAGATATAACAAAAAATGAATATACAGATTGGACCACGCATATATGGAAAATAGGCACTGAAGACAGAACAAAACTTGGACATCCTGCGCCATTTCCTATTGAGCTACCGCGTAGATGTATTAAATTGTTATCATTTGTTGGTGATACAATACTTGACCCGTTCATGGGGAGTAGTTCATCATTGATTGCTGCGTATCGTAATAATAGAATAGGAATTGGGATAGAGTTGGATGTTAAATATTGCGAATTAGCAAAATCTCGATTGGAAAGAGAAATCAAGATTAGAAATAAGATGATATTTTAGGAGCAAAACATGAAGACACTAATCAAATTGTTGAACGCGAGCTTTTACATAGAATATATTCCATATAATCCATGGGTGTTTCAACAATTCAATGGTTGTATGCTTCGATTATTTGGGCAATGGTGGTTAATTGTTAAGTGGTAAGAATATGACCAAGCAACAGATTATAGAAATATTGAAACAACTTGATATTCCATGTACACCAGGCCCTGCTAAAAATGTAGCACCTGATGCTATAGGTATTAAATGCCCATATTGTGATGATCACTCAAATCATCTGGGAATATTTGAAGGTGATGGAAACTTCTCCTGCTGGAGGTGTAGAACCAAAGGACCACTTATCTATCTAATACGAAAATTAACTGGATGGTCTGAGGATAAATGCAAAGAATTAATAGGTTATGATTCGTCATTCAAAGATGATGAATCTAGTGATGTAACTAATAGACAGTCCAACCAATTCTTAGGATTACCAAAACTTTTTGAGAAAGTTACAACTGATACTGATTTTCAATTATTCCATGAATATATGGAAAGGCGACATATACAAATTAGTACAATAATTAAAAATGGTTGTGGGATATGTAGAGCCGGTCGTTATATGAATAGGTTAATAATTCCTGTAATATTTAATGGAAAAATTGTAAGCTTTCAAGCTGCTGATCTTACGGGTAGTGCCAGACTTAAATATGATACAGCACCCGGTGATATAAATCAATATTTATATAATTATGATAGTATAAAAACTAATGGAAAGATGATACTGACAGAAGGTATACTGGATACGTGGAGAGCAGGGAATGATGCAGTGTGCTCATTTGGAACCCATTTGACCGACAGGCAGAGGCAATTAATTTTAGACAAAAAACCATCAGAATTGGTCTTCTTATGGGATGAAGATGCATATTTTAAAATTTCACCATATAATTCTGATGCTGGTTGGTTTTTGCCATTTATTGATAGGATAAAGATAGTAAGACTTCTGGAAGGGGAAGACCCAGATTCATACGGAATAAGGTATGGAATTAGCTCATTATTTGAATTAATAGATGGAACTGAATTATGGAGCGGATAAATTAATGGAAAGTATAATTAAGAATGAAGAAGAAGTATTGTTTAATTGAAAGGTGAATGTATGTTAGAGACAATCATTGGAGTAGTTATTGGAATTTGGATCCACGATCATACCATCCCCTGGATATGGGAGAAGGCAAAGGAGATTTGTAGTTAAATTTGGAGCGCTGGTTGGTCTAATGACAAGATAGTTGGCAACGCAAGCTATACCAACAGATGTGGGTTCGATTCCCACACCAGCCATTGATTATAATATTGAGGGTATTAATGTATGACTGATAACTGTAAACTTTTCGGATTAAGATCGGATGAAGAATCTAAAAGTAAGCGATGCATTGGATGTAAAGAAAATTCGTCTGCTTTATATAAAAAATGTTCCATAGAATCGCGAAAATTTTTTAACACATCAATCATAGTTAATGATGAAGGAAAGACTGAATTTGTACCTTACGTTCCACAAGTTATAAAACCAAAAATTCATGAAATCAAGAATTGTCCTAATGAATCATTGAAAGGTAACAAAATGGTAATACCAGAAGATCCAAAGGAAGTGCATACTGAGAGAAAAGAGACAAAGGGTGTGTTACAGATTGCAAAGCAAATGATAACTGATGGTAAACCTGATGGTAAAATATTTGAGGCTTTGATTAAGATGTACATGAATGATGGCAAGACTCCAAAACAAGCCAAGAAAAACGCGCACTGTGCAATATTTAACGCGAAAAAGAAATTAGGGATAAAAAAGGAATCAAGAATAAGTGAAGAATCAGCAGTGAATGAAAATTAACTAATGATGAGAAAGATAGTAATTTTTGAAGGGAAAAGTAAATGGATTCTGAACAAAAACGTGGTCAACTTACTCAACGAATTAAGGATAAATCGAAAGAACTACTTGGATATGAAATCGGAGTAGTCGAACTACGACTCATGCCTTATATCCAATACGTGATGACAAATGACCAAAAAATTGATATACAGCGTATAAATTCCGAAGAACGTGAAATATTGAGCAAATGGCGAAAAGTTGGACATATTGAAGGTGGTGCATCCGGTTTAAGAATAACCACGGAATTTTGGAATATAATTTGTGAAATTATTAGACTTGGATACGTAGATTTGAGCGATTAAAATCTTTTTGGAAGGATAAAGAATGAAAATAGACAGAAAGCAACTTATTGAATGTTTGGATATGGTATCATTGGCATTGGGTGGTGCATTAAGTGAATTTAAAAACCAGTGTTTTAGATTTCATGAAGATTTAGTACAAGCAACCGATGGTGAAGTATCGATTGAGGCACAATTACCGGCTAATATTGGCATCGATTGTTCAATTCATGGACAATCGTTTCTTTCTTTAATCAAGAGCTTAGATGAAGAATTAATTGATTTACAATCCAATGATAGAGAATTAGTTGTATCTACTGATAAGGTTGAAGGAAAGCTTGTAATACACAATCTTAGCGAATTTAAAGAGTATTCATCAAATCCTACTAAAGTTGGTACGATACCAAACATTAAGGAATTTGTTGATGGATTAATAAAATGCAGACATAACGTATCATTAGACACCACAAGTAAGATGGTAATACATGGTGTGAAAATTAGTGATACAATAATTCTATCAACCAATAGATATAGAATATTTAAATGCAAATTGGATTTCAAATCAGGTATCGATTGTATAATACCAACAAAATTTGTTGACGTAGTATCGAAATGCAAAGATAAGATTACAGGAATGTTTTGTGAAAATGGTTCGCGACTTGTTGCGATAATTGATGATGAACCGAATACAAATATTTGGATATGGACGCAACTTCTATCTGGTGATTATCCAGACCTAAATAAGTATTTCTCACGATCCACTGACCCAACAACTAATGTTTGCTTGCCAGATGATATTGATCAAGTAATAAATAGGCATGCATCGTTTGTAAAGGATGTTGATATATCAAATAGAGAATCCCTTATATCGATTGATGGTGATAAGTGCACGATAAAAACAACAAACGTTAATACTGGAATCTTAAAAGAATCAGTAACATTAAAGGATAAACCTACAGTGCGTAGTAACCCAAATGAAGATAATAATTCTAAGCATGCTATAGACAATGCATTGCTTAATTCAGTTGGTTTTAGCATAAAATTTTATGTTGATCCAATATTGATAAAGGACATAATTAAGGAATGTAAGACTTTCTCATACTACAGTGAAGACAAGTCAATAATATTTAGGACTGAAAAATTTGATTATTTTATACAGGTAACTGGGATTACATAAAGGAAGGGATAGTTTTCATTATGGAAGTTAATGAATCATTCATCTTAAAACTCATTAAAGCTGCTAATGAGTGGCTTAAATTAAATGGTTATCAACCAATGACTGAATATGAAGAGGGGGTATTACTGAAGCAAAGCATACAAAATCTGAAAAATATACCAAAAAGTGACAGGCATATGATGTGCCTTGATGGATATGGCAGGTTAAGATGCGAAAGATTTCCACATATAAAATTTAAATGCCCTGACAGTGAAATGGAGGAATTAACTGATTTTATTTGTCATTTTGTTTATTTACTTCTTACAATGTTAAAAATATCAATACCAGGTAGAGCAAGAAGGCTCCTTATGAAAATAGGGAATCATGGAATTTGTATGTGAGAAATAATGGGGCGGCAACTTTCATTTATTAAGGATGAATCTGAAATTTTTGGTAGCTCAAGGTCAAGGACTATCAAAAGATCATTAAGGACAACCACAGATAAAGTGTATGATTGCTCAACGTGTGGACTTGATAAACTTTGTAAGAAACCAAAAATTAAAAGATTTGGTAAAGGACAAAAGGACATATTAATAGTTGGATTATGTCCAGGTAGAGTAGAGGATAAATATGGAATTCCATTAATTGGCCCATCAGGAGATTTTGCGAAGGATAAATTCAAATTAGTTGATGTTGATTTGGATATTGACTGCGTAAGAACCAATGTAATTTCATGCTATCCAGGAAAGGACAGTAAAGGAAGAGATAAAAAACCAACCGAACAACAAATAAAGTGCTGCACTTCTAACTTATTAAGAGACATAGAAGAAGTAAAACCTAAGATGATAATTTGTCTAGGAACGGAAGCTATACAAGCGGTACTCAGAACTACAGCTATTAGCTCACCAAACGTTACGACAATCCATGGAAAAGTATTCCCATATCACAAGTTAAATTGCTGGGTTGGATGCTTGCACCATCCATCATTCTTTCTACATAAAAATAATAACGAAGATGGAGTGATAGATGATGTAATATTTGCATATGATTTAGCAAATATTATCGGTGTGTTAGATAAACCATTACCTCAACCATTATCAATGGATGGTAATATATTAGTACAAAATGTTGATGAGGCAGTAAATATATTAAATGAATTCAGTAAATCATTAAAACCTACGGCTTTTGATTATGAAACGACAAGTGTATCATCATTTGATGAAAATTCAGAAATTGTGATGGTATCAGTAACTGACGATCCAAGTTATTCATACTGTATACCACTTGCTGTAAAAAATCCAGTATTTAATAATGATGAAATAAATAGAATATATGATGCAATACGTGGTTTTATAACAAGCGATGCACCAAAGGTCATACAAAATTTTAATATGGAAGAGATGTGGAGTAGGAAAATACTTGGTGTATCAATCAATAACTTTATTCATGATACAATGGTTTCTTATCATGTAATAAATGGAAGAGTTGGATGCAATGGATTGGAATTTCAAGCATTTGAGATGACGGGCCATGAATATAAAGATGTGGTTGATATAAAGAATGCAAAAGATGCGCCAATCAATGACTTATGTACCCGTTGTGGATTTGATTCTCGTTATACAATAATGGCATATTACAATCAAATTCATCAATTAAAATTTGATGAAAAAGTATCTGGATTTAACAGACTATTCACTGAAAGTCTCCTAACGTTAACTAACTTAAAAGATCGTGGAATACCTATAGATAAATCGGTGCTTAATGATCTTGAATCTTCATACACTAAAGAATCAATAGAATATGAAAATGAAATAAGAAAAGATGAAAAAATAAAGGAATTTGAGGATGAAAAGAAATCAACAACTACCGGTATAATTGAAGGCTTATTACCGGATGACGTTAAATCAAAGGATAAATTTAATCCAGATGCTCCAATTCAATGGGGGAAGATATTATATGGTAAATATGGAATAGAACCACCGATAAAGACTAAAACCAGTTTGGGATCAACGAGTGACGAATCATTGAAATTAATATTGGAATCGACAGATAATGAAAAGGTTAAGGGCCTCTTATCAAAATTATTTGAATATAGACAATGCGCTGACATTCTAAAAAAGATTGCTGAATACAGAAGGTCAATACATGGTGATGGGAAGATTCATCCAACGTTTAATTTGCATACAACACCCACTTATAGATCATCAGCAAATGGTCCAAATTCACAAAATCCTTATAAGCACAACAAAAAGTTAATGAGATTTAGGAAATGTTATACCCCTGAACCTGGGTACTTGTTATTGGAAGGTGATTACAAGGCACAGGAAATTAGAGTTATAGGGATGACATCCGGTGATAAGGAATTAATTAGACAGATAATTGAGGGCATAGACATGCATAAAAAATATGCTGCTAAGCTCTTCGAGAAATCAATAGATGAAGTAACAAGTGATGAAAAATATTCAGCAAAGAATGGATTTGTATTTCCATCAATTTATGGATCAAAACCTGATGCGATATCTAAATACCACATAAAATTACCAGTAGATCATATACAAAAGATACAGGACGAGCTTTGGGATGAGTTCCATGGTGTAAGAGAGTGGCAACTTAGGACTATAGCATTTTATAATGAAAATGGATACGTGGAAGGACTTAGTGGATGTAAGATGCACGGACCATTAACCATATACCAAATTTATAATTATCCGATTCAAGGCCCAAGTTTCCATTTATTATTGGATGCATTGAACAGAATTGATAAGTTTATGGTAGAAAATGGATTTAGATCAAAAATAATTAATGAAGTGCATGATGCGGATTTAACCAGCACACACCCCGATGAAATTGATGATGTAATTGATATATCTAATGAAATAATGATAAGTCAAAGATTTGACTGGCAGACGGTTCCTCTACAAGTTTCGTGGTCAATGGGTGAGAATTGGTACGAAATGGAGGATATATGAAAGTGGAACCTGGTATTTGGATTATTACGAACCAGAAAGTATAATTAAGAACAAAGGGCAGAGTTGGTATGGAAAAAGAAACCAGACAAAATTCAGAACGTGATTTAAAAGATCCCATTTATAAATCCTCTAAAGTTTTTGCACATTATGTTAAGCTTGTTGTTGATAAACTGATGATCAAAATCATTTTGGAGCAAAATGGAAGTTTGGCGTAAAATAGGTTCAAAATATTTCCATTATAAACTGAAATTTATGCCTAATATCTGGGCAATTGGTATATTATTTGATGCTGGACGGAGTTGGTCAAAGAACGAAAATGGAATTCAAATTTTATTCGGTCCAATTGTATTTGTAATATATTATAAGGGGAATTTATAATGAGAACTAAACGAGAAATTAAAGACATGATTAAGAAATGCAAAGAATTGAAGAAATATATTTCCCATTATTCAATGTTTGGTGATGATAATTGGAAACAGCTTGATGACAGCATAAGAA